TTCATACCAAAGTAGCCCACAGTTAGCGAGAGTATAAGCAAACCAAACAAGCGCGTGCGGATAATCTCTTTGTTTTAAGTTTGATAAACAGGTTAATACATAACAAATAGTTGCTATAAACAGTGGAATTATACTCATCTCGGATCTCTTTTAAGGCAGTCAACATACTTAACAAACACTTCTTCTTGAAGGTCGTAGAACAACCTTTGACCCTCTTCTTTAACTAGCCAGTATGAAGATTCTGTCATTAGTCCACTATCGTAAACCTTAGTAACTTTATAGACAGATTGTATTTTGGGTAGTGGTAGTATTTCTCCGTGAGAGGGTCCACCATTAAATTCCGCTTCGTACTTACTCATTGTTTCCCTCTTCAAACGGTAGTTCTGCTCCTTCGATAGCATCTGTTCCGCCAGTTGCTATTAATTCGTCTCTTGTTCTTAACTCTGTCAACTTTGCGTATTCCCCTTGCATGAGAAAGTTTATGTAATTTCCACCACTGAGTCCGGGTCCATGTCTAGCTTTTAAATTAATAACTTTATGTGTACCTGACCTTGGTCCATCCTCTGCCAGTTCCTCTGCGGACTTTTCTTTAAGGTATGACAATGATGTAACAAGCCAAACAATCCTGTCAGAACCGCTCATAGAGCCTGTATCCTCCCTTGTTATACCATCTCTGTTTAACTGACATAGGGCTTGACAAGCAATATCTAATTTAACCGTGAGATTATGAAGATCCATAATTTGAAAACCAAGCGCTTGAAACTCTGCAACAGAATTAGAAATACCTGATGAAGCCATCAATTTTAGATAATCATAAATAACCAAACATTCGTTTGTTCTACCTTCTTCATCTGTTCCAACTTCTCTCATGACCCACCGTTTGATATGATTTAATATGCTTTCAAATGGGGCGCCAGCGACACAGACATAGGTATAGGGTATGTTTTTTATTTCTTCCACCGCATTGTTTACAGCGATGTACTTTTCTTCGTCATTAGCAAACCTTCCCGTTGAAATGTCATTAATTGGCACACCACTGATATTAGAAAGTATTCTATTAAGATGATCTTCCTTGCTCATCTCTGTGTCTAGCATTAAAACGGGTATGCCTTTTCTAGCGTTGTGTAGAGCGATATTATCACCCCACACAGATTTACCAACTCCGGGCCTTGCGGCTACCATATCTACACATTTGCGACGTAGACCGCCACCAATGACAGCATCGTATCTTGAAAAACCACTAGACAAACCAATTTGATCGCATTGGTTTTCTTGAAGGAACTCAATATACTCTTCAATGTTTTCACATAATAATTCCTGATTTTCTTTTGTGTCTTCTTCTCTGAGGAAATCCATAACAGGATTCTCTAGCTTACCAATGATTTCGTCTATGTCTTCGTCGCCATTGATTTCTGACACATCCTTACCGATAGAGTTGGCAAGTTTTACTATACCTCTTGCAAATTCAAACTTTTTAATTTGAGCAGCAAAGTGTAGAATATTATCTTTCTTGACGGGAAAATCCATCAATCCTTTAATGTAATTTAATTCACGTTTGTCTTTAAAGGTTTCAGAAAAACCCAGCCGCTCTGCGGAAGATATAAACGAAGCTATATCAATCTCTACTTCGCTATCAAAAATCTTTTCAACGCATTTAAATATTATCTGATTATTTTGCGCAGCGAAACTATTGTGATCTAATACGTCTGAAACTTCAATGTATGATTCTAAACCGTGAGCGAAAAGACCAGCGAGTACTGCTCTTTCTGCGCCCAAGTCTTGCAATATTTTAGTCATTTTACTTACCGCCGCATCGGTTACACCTGTGGTATTCGCCATAAACTAGACTGGAGTTTATTTGAAACTCTCTTCCGCAAACATGACACTCAACGCTTGCCTTTTGTGGTTTCTTTCTATTTCTGGGAGTCCTCTTGGTTTGAGGTGTCTCCATATCAGAAAACTCAACACCATCATCTTGCCAAGCGTTCTTTTTGAACTTCACGGGTTCTCTCCTTCCTTTGGGTTTAGAATTAGTTTTATGCATAGTAAAGTCAGTTTTATCACTCTCTGTAGTTTTTTGAGGCTCTTCTACAGCAACCTCTTTTTGTTTTGGTTCAGATAGACTAGCTGTCAATTGTTCAAGCAGTTCTTGTTTCTGTTCGTTGGTCAAATTTTTAAGTAAGTCTTTATCTATCATTTCCTTTTGCCTTTTTCAAAAAGTATGTCTGCCTTTCTTCTTATATTGTACTCTCTAGACTTGATATTTTCAAGCCTTCCTTGAGCAGTTAGTTTCCATTCGTTGATTTTATTTGCTAGATGGTCGTTTCTTAAAATTGTAGCGACCTTGGTTTCATGTTTAGCATACGTATCCCAAACGCCACTTGCAAGCTGTTCTGATATAATGCTTTGTAGTGAATTTTCACACCAACGAATTACATTTTCGCACTGCGCTCGCTCTGTTCCAACATGGTCTACGTATTGCATAAGTTGATATGCGTACCCAAAGCATTCGTCTTGGGTTAGTTTTTCTAGGTTTTCTAGCGACAACGTTTCTGCTATGGCAAATTCTGTGTTAAATTTTGTAGGTGTTATATTTTTAGCAGTAATGTATGCTTCGATACCGTCAAGAAATTCTTTTAGTCTTTCAGCGGCTTTCAATTTGATCTCTCCAGTCTTGTGTTTTATCTGAATATTTAAGTACAATTAAATCTATACCATTTAACTTACACCAATCTTCCTTTATAAAGTCTCTTTTCCTTGATGTCAAGAAGCCAGCTTTAGTTTTGTGAAAGAATTTACAAAATTCATAATGCTGTTGCCCATGAACTTCTATCCCTAAAGAAAAATTGGGTATAAAGAAGTCTAAAAACAAAGCAGATTTTTTACTAGGACATCGAGATCCGGGAAGTTTAACTTCTTCCAATACCGTATACCCCTTGAACATATCTGCTAAAAGCTGCCTTGCTGCCATGTGGTACTTTGATTTAACAGTCTTGTCGTCATTACTAACGATATACTTTTTTAAATCTATGATGTACTCACGACCGTTCAACCCAAGCACTTTCATAGGACGTTTTTTATTTCTTCGTATAAAAATTCTTGCACCTCTAAATTCTGCTCTATAAAATCGCCCAACTTTGACATCCCCTGAAACTTAAAGAACTTTTCTACATCTTCTGGTTTATCGACATCGACATCGTTTTTCTTTAGTAAAGCTTGAATAGCTGGATCTTTTTGGTTTTCTATAGCAGTAACTATTGTGTACCAAGCTCCAGCCTGTTTAATAAATGTTAACTCATTTGCAATCTCGCACAGTTCTCTAACTTCGTCTATACCAACGCCATACCTAATGTAAGACACAGCGTTAGAGTTTGGTTTACCGCCAGCGGCAGAAGTTTTAACAACCCAGTTTGCTACTTGACCAACGTTGTTACCAGAAGCGTCTGTTTCTTCCCACTTCCCCCTGTGTGTAATAACCATATTTGTACCAGCTTGATACTGAAGCATGTTACCACAATCAGCAAGTTTAGCGGGAGACCATCTTGATCCACCAGTATTAGCAATATTATGAGTGATAAAGATTAAAATAGCCTTAGTTCTAGCCACATCGTTACTGATACGCTTAAAGAACATAGAAAGGAGCCTTGGCAGTTGCGCTCTAACACCACCTCTAACGTCGCCGTCAAGTTCATCCTGCGGAACCATATTGGACACAGAGTCAATGATCGCCACAAAGTCTGGCGTGTTCTTAACGTATGTCTCAATTGCGTTTAGAAATGTCTCAGCGGATACAACTGGCTGATTGTCTGTTGCTTGAATGACTTTGATCTTACTAGCATCAAGACCTTTAATACCTGTAAAGTTTTCTTTAGTAAGTCTACCTTCGGTATTAAAATAGAATACATTCTTGCCTGCGGCTTGAGCTTTTGCTGCAAAGTAAAGCGATGTAGTTGTCTTGCCAGTTTTAGGGTCGCCAGTCATCACGGCAACACTACCTTCTCTAAGCCCACCGCCAGTAGCTAAGTCTAGCGCTGGTGAAATACCTATGGTCTTAAAGTTTTGTAAGTCAGCAAGAACTTTTGTGCCTTGTTCTACAATGTCGCCATACTTTCCAATGATTTGATTGCTTACAATATCATCGTCAAACTTAGCCTTCGCTTTCTTTTTTGCCATCTAGTCCTCTCAATTTGTTTAATTTAGATTTTTTGCCGTATGATTTTTTTCTTACGGTTGGTTCTTCTTTTACATCTAGCTCTTGCTTTGTGTCTTTATTATCTTCAATAATCTTTAATTGCTTTTTTATTTCTGGTACTACCCTTTTGTTCTTTAACGAAAACACTTTAGATAAAAACGGGGAGTTGACCGCTTTGACAACGGCTACCTCCCCATATTTTTTAATAAGAGAATTTGCAGCAAAAAGTTGTTGCTTGAAGGTCCAGTCCCAAGGTTTCTTGTTCCAGAACTTGTGTCCTAGTTTACCTTCGTTTTTGTGTTCCGCAAGCCTTAAACACATTAATTCAGCTAAATAAGATGCGCAAGTGCAGTAGTCACCAGTTGACTGGTGTTTATACTTGCTTTTCTCAGTTCTTTTTCGCTTTGTCATAAATGATGGATTCTTCAAAACAACCTGATTCATAATCTTCATATTCCTTTTCAACAATCAACTCAGGTATCAACCACAACGTTTTGTGAACAATACCATCTTTAATTTTACCAATAGTATAAGTCTGCTTACTTTCTGCTCCAAGTATACCAATAACAGACTTAGCAAAATATATACCGTCAATATTTGTTATGTCAATTCTTTCTCTGTGAGATTTGAACTGAATAGATAATTTACTTAAAAAGATTTTATTATTATCACAATACCTTTTTAATTCGTGCCAACGATCTGTGTTGTCGATGAAGTATTCCGTTCCGTCTTTAAGGGTTACAATAAGCCATGTAGCCCTTACGTTTGTTTTAAATACCTGCGACCACTTTTCCCTGTCTGTTATCTGATGTTCGTCGTGCATTTTGCGCTCGGTTTTTTGTCCCTATTTTGTTTCCTTATTTCGTCACCAAGTTCTGATGCCGCCTGTGTCATCACTGTAGAGCCTCTGCGTGAAGCAAAAAGGTTTGGCTTTTCTTCTTGAGTGTGAACCCTTTTCTCTTTTGCTTTTTCTACATACTTTTCCACCGTAGCTTTGGGTCTATTTAGTTTTTTAGCCAATTGCTCTACGGTAAACTCTTGGTGTTTATTTTCAATATAAAACTTTTCCACATCTCCTAAAGGTCCGGTCTTAGCCATTTTGATAACTCCTGTTTGCTCTAGTTAAATAAATTGAATTGTTGGTTTGCAAATATGTTATATAAAAATCAAAAGTCTTCTTCGTTACTTTCTTCATCTTTGTTTCTAGGTAGGTTTGTCTCTTCTGGTATCTACCCATAGGGTCTAGTGGTGAATTTTGATAGGTAACTATATAACACGTTTCTTTTTCGTTCTCAATCAACACTTGCGCATAAACTTTATCTACATCATTTGCAATCACATGCCCCTTTTTATTGATGTATATATGCTCTTTTTTAGGTTTAACATCACTCGCCTGCCTTTCGTCGTTAATAAAATCCATCAGTCCCCTTCCATAATATATTTAGTTTTTTGCTTTTGGGTCATTTTGTTTATATCCTTCATGGATTTATCACCTTGTTTTTGATACCAAGGTTTTTCTGGAGTTGGATTAAGCTCCCTCTTTCTAGCTTCCATTTCATTAATTTGATTTTTATTAGCCTTTGTATTTCTATCTGCAACACTTCCTATAGTATTGCTTCCTGCCATAAAACTGTGAAGCCCGCCCGTAACAACTCTAAATAAACCTTCCTCATTACACATGGGGCAGGTCGTTAGCTCCGGGTCTGTTACCTTTTGAAATACATCAGTGACT